CAGGCCTGCGCCTCGGTTGTGGACGGCGAGTTCGGGGCGGAAGTCTACTCGGGCGCCACGACCGAGGCGCAGGCCTGGGAGGTGTTCCGGCCAGCCAAGCAGATGCTCGAGCGTACGCCTCAGCTGCAGGAGGCGCTCGGTGCTGAGGTCTGGGCCAAGGCACTCCTAGCCCCCGCCGATGGCTCTCGTTTCGAGCCGGTGATTGGCAAGCCAGGTGATGGCGCCTCGCCGTCCTGCGCGATCGTGGACGAGTACCATGAACACGACACGTCCGAGCTGGTCGATACGATGGAGACCGGCATGGGCGCGCGCGAGCAGCCTCTGCTCCTCATGATCACGACGGCCGGCTTCAATATCGCCGGCCCGTGCTACGACCAGGAGCAGGACGCCAAGAGGGTGCTTGAGGGCGTGCTGGACGACCCGGAGCTGTTCTCCCTGATCTACACGATCGACGAGGGCGACGACTGGACCAGCCCCGCCGTCCTGCGCAAGGCCAACCCGAACTTCGGAATATCGGTCGACGAAGACTTCCTGTTGTCCCAGCAGCGCCTGGCAACGCAAAGCGCATCGAAGCAGACGCGCTTCAAGACAAAGCACCTGAACATCTGGTGCTCGGCGAAATCGGCGTGGCTGAACATGCTGGAGTGGAACAAGTGCGCAGATTACACGCTGCGCCGCGAACAGTTCAAGGGCGAGCGCTGCTACCTGACGCTGGACTTGGCAAGCCGCTCAGACATCTGCGTGCTGATGCTGGTGTTTGTCCGCGTGATCGAGGGCAAGCAGCATTTCTACCTTTTTGGCGATTACTACCTGCCGGAAGCCGCCATTGAGGGCGCGGAGAAAAACGCGAATGCCTACCGCAAGTGGGTAATTGAGGGCTTCCTGCAGCAGCACGACGGCGCCGAGATCGACTTCGATCTGATCGAGGAAGACATGCTCGCGCTTGTGGCTGAGTACGGGCCTGAGGAGGTTGTCTTCGATCCGTGGCGCGCTGCTCAGTTGGAGCAGAGGCTTACAAAAAACGGCATCACTGCGGTCGAGCTGGGCGCGCAGGTTAAAAACCTGTCGCTTCCGATGAAGGAATTAGAGAGCGCAATCAAGGCCGGCCGCGTGCACCACGACGGCAACCCGATGCTGACTTGGATGATGTCAAACGTTGTGGCAAAGCTCGATGCCAAGGACAACATCTACCCCCGCAAGGAAAAGCCCGAACAGAAGATCGACGGCCCGGTGGCTGCGATTATGGGCGTCGCACGCGCGATCAGCGGCGAGGAAGCAACTACATCATTCTGGGAATCCTGATGAAAAAACTGATCAAGATGGTTCCCGACGCCCTCATCGTCAGCGGCGCCGGGGCGCTGTCCTATGGGGCGGGCCTGCTACATCCTGCGGCTGGCTTCATCGTTGCCGGGATCCTATTGCTGACCGGTGGCGTGTGCACTGCACGTCGCGCGCCTACCGAGAAGGATGAGGGCTGATGTCGTTCTTTGTCCAAAAAGGGCGGCGCAACCAGGTATTCACTGAGCCATTCTGGCAGGAGTGGATCGGCGCGCTCGAGTCGGCGACCGGCAAGGCGGTCAACTGGAAGACCGCGCTTCAGGTCGCGACCGTGTTCGCCTGCTGCCGCGTGATCGGCAATGGCTACGCCCAGGTGCCGTTCAAGCTGATGCAGAAAACCGGTCGCCGTCGTGTTCCCGCGACAAAGCACCCGCTTTACCGCTTGCTTTCGCTGAAACCCAATGACTGGCAAACCAGCTTTGAATTCCGGCAGATGCTCGCCTGGCACATCGAGCTGTGCGGTAATGCCTACGTGTTTAAAAATCGGAGCGTGACTGGCAAGTACATCGAGTTGATTCCGTTGCCGCCCGGCAGGGTGACGCCAAGGCAGGATGAGAATCTTCGCATCACGTACGAGGTGGCGGGACTCGATGGTACGACCCGAGCGCTCACCCGGGACCAAATCTGGCACCTGCGCGGTCCGACCATCGACGGGTTCCATGGCCTGGATGTCGTGAAGCTCGCTCGCGAGTCAATCGGCCTGGCAATGGCCACCGAAGAGGCGGCGGCACGACTGCACAAGAACGGCATCCAGAACACTGGCGTCTACGCGGTCGATTCCACGCTCGATAAAAAGCAGTATGACGACTTGGCGAACTGGATCGCCAAGCAGTTCGCCGGGCTGCAAAACGCTGGCAAGCCGATGATCCTCGACCGCGGCGCCAAGTTCTTGAACACATCCATGAGCTCGGTCGACGCACAGAGCAATGAGACCCGGAAGACGCAGGTAGAGCAGATCTGCTCCTTCATGGGCGTGCTGCCGATCAAGGTCGGCTTTTCGGATAAGACGGCCACATTTGCGAGCGCAGAGGAGATGAACCGCGCGCATCGCGAAGATTGCCTTTCCCCGCGCTGGGAGTCGTTCGAGCAGTCCGCGATGGTCAACCTGCTGACGGATGCGGAAATCGACGAAGGGCTCTACTTCAACTTCACAGAAGAGGGCCTACTGCGCGGCTCAGCGAAAGACACCAAGGATGTGATCCTCGGTTACGTGAACGGCGGCGTGATGTATCCGAACGAAGGCCGCGATCTGCTTGACCTGGATCCTGACCTAGATCCCGCGAGCGACAAGCTGCGCATCCCCGCAAACATTGTCGGCGAGCCCAAGCCCGCCGAGCCTGCAGTAGCAGCTCCCCAGGAGTAACCCCGCATGCCCAAACCGAATATGCAGCCCAAGGCTGCAGGACGAGTGCTGTCCGCTGAAAACGAACGCCTGCTGCGCGAGGCGCGCGACAACCTCGATGCCGTCCTATCGCAGTTGGCTCAGGAAGATCCGCAGGACTACGGCTCGCTCCGCCACGCGAATCGGATGGCCTTGAAGCCCGGGCATGTTCGTATCAATGCCGACGCGGGCGGTAGTGAGGCCGAGATCCTGATCTACGGCGACATCGGCGGTGGCTGGTGGGACGAGGGCATTACTGGCGAGTCGATCACGAACCAGATCGCCGCGCTCGACGTCGACACGATCAACGTTCGGATCAACAGTGGTGGCGGGCTGGTGTTCGAAGGCCTGGCCATCTATCAGGCGTTGGCGCGTCACTCGTCCCACATCGTTGTCCACATCGATAGCATCGCAGCGTCGATCGCCAGCGTTATCGCGATGGCCGGCGACGAGATCCGGATCAGCGAAGGCGCCAACCTGATGATCCACAAGCCGTGGTCAGGCATGTGGGGTGACGCCGACGCCTTCCGCAAGGAGGCTGACGTACTCGACCAGCTGCAGGCTGGCCTGATCAACATCTACGAAGCCCGCACCGGCGCCAAGCGCGCCGACCTCGAAGCCTGGGTCAATGATGAAACGTGGTTCCTCGGGCAGGCCGCCGTCGATGCCGGCTTCGCGGACACGATGGTGCCGGCCAAGAAGAAAAAGGCGGCCGCCTCGGCGATGCTGAACCACTTCAAGAACACCCCGAGCAATCTGCTGGCTTCAGCCAGCGGTCCCGAAATTCGCGAGTTCGAAGCCTTCCTCCGCGACGGAGAGGGGCTCACGAACGCGCAAGCAAAGCGCATCGCAGCCGCGATGTCGCGGGTGAATCGCGACGATTCGCCCGAGCCGCCAGCAAAGCCCCTCCGTGATGGTGGGGACCCTGCGGATGAGCAGAGCGCAGCCGCCCGCCGGCTCGCACAAGGCATCAAACAACTTACCTCCACCATCAAGGAATGACCATGGCAGACAAAGACGCCGTTCAAGAAGTAATGGAAGCGTTCACCGAGTTCAAGAAAACGAACGACGCGAACCTGCAGAAGCAAAGCGCAGCGCTGGACGAAAAGCTCGACAAGATCAACAAGGTCTTCGACAAGCATGAAGAAGGCAATCAGAAGCTGGTGCTGATCGAACAGCAGAACAAGGCCATGCAGGAGCAACTGGACTCGATCGAGAAGATCGCCAACCGAGCGGGCCTGGGCGGGGCGACCGATCCGCAAGCCAAAGCTGCGCAGGAATACATGGAAGCGTTCAACCGCGTGATGCGCAAATCGGCCGGCGACCGCGATCCCGCGGACATGCAGATGGTCCGCGAGCGCTCGGCGGCGCTGGTCAAGGGCGACGACGCAAGCGCCGGCTACCTGTTGGCGCCGCCGGAGATGCAGAAGGAGATCATCAAGAACATCATCGAGATGACCCCGATCCGCGCGCTGGCAACCGTTCGCACGATCGGCTCCGACAGCCTGAAAATGCCGCGCAAGATCGGAAACGGCGCCGCTTCGCGCATCGGCGAGACGCAGAAGCGCACCAACACCGGTGACCCATCCTATGGCGTCCTGCAGTTCTTCGCGCCGGAGATGTTCGCGCGTATCGAGGTGTCGCAGCAGATGCTGGAAGACTCCGACTACGACCTGTTCGCCGAACTGCGCGAAGACGCTGCCGATCAGTTCTCGGTGCGCGAAGGCGTCGAGTCGATCAGCGGCACCGGCGGATCGGCCCAGATGGAAGGCATCCTGGTTAATCCCGACATCGGCTTCACCAAGAGCGGCGATGCCGCCCTGCTGACTGCCGACGGCATGCTGAACCTGTACAGCGACCTGAAAACCGCGTACGCCCGCAGCGCGATCTTTGGCCTGAACCGCAACACGCTGGGTCAGGTGCGCAAGCTCAAGGACTCCACCAACCAGTACCTGTGGGCGCCCGGCATTGCAAACGGCATGCCGAACACCATCCTCGGGGCGGCCTACGCTGAAATGGCCGATCTGCCGAACGTCGCCGCGAACGCGTTCCCGGTCGTCTTCGCTGACTGGAAAAAGCTGTACGTGATCGCCGACCGCGTGAACGTGTCGCTGCAAGCCGACTACACGACCGGTGCCGACGACGGCCTCGTGGTGTTCCGCGCTCGCCGTCGCGTGGGTGGTGGTGTGCGCCAGGCAGAAGCAGGCCGCAAGCTGAAAATCTCGGCCTAATCGCTAGCTAGTCCCCGGCTGATGCCGGGGATTCTCGCAATCCATTCCGAAGGAATATCCCATGCGTGACCTGAAATCCAACATCAAGCCCGTGCAGTCGCTTGTCCCCATCAATCGCAACGCAGCCGCCAACGGCGTCGGCGTCGATACCGCCGGCTTCAACTCCGCCGCGGTCGTGTTCTCGACCGGCGCGATCGGCGGCACGACGCCGGCCTTCACCTTCGAAGTGCAGGAGAGCGCCGACAACGTGAACTTCACCGCTGTCGCAGACGCCGACATCCGCGGCCTCGAACCGGTCGTCACCACCGCCAACCAGGTGGCGACTGTCGGCTACATCGGCAACAAGCGTTACATCCGCGCGAGCCTGAAGACCGTGGCCGGCACCACGCCGACGC